TGATACAAACTTATCGCCGTCCCCTAAATCCATTGGCGCAGATTCTACATAAGAAGTCATGGCTGAACCGTCATCATCGTAACCTATTTCATGGTTATATAAATAAGAACTACCTGTTGCTAAAGGCAAGTCTCTAATACCTCTATCTAACCAAGCATCTCTAGCTAATGTGCCATAATACCAAACTTTTTCTGTGTAATTATAAACAACATAAGCATCTATATCAGAACTACCTGATGTTGGGTAAAACCAAATAATCTCTCCAAATTCAGTGTTTAATCCTACATGAACTTTGTCTTTTTCTTCAAAGTTAAAATCTAAAAATACTTTGTCTTTTACTGTGCAAGGCAGTTGTTGTGTTTGTCCAGCGTACACATAAAATGTATCAACACCCATCCAAAACACTGCATCGTCTACTGCAATAGCTGATTTAGAACTCATAATTGTAATATTTTTAGAAAGTTCTTCTAATCCAAAAGTAAAAGGAGGACCAATAAATTTCATGGCATGAACTGTTTTGTTAGTGAAACAAAGGATTTGCTGTTTAGTTTCAACGGCTTGAACAAACTCTGAACCACCACCTAACCTTAAATCACCTGCCGTGTTTGTTGCTGTAGGAAACCAATCAACAGGACTTTCTTGATGAGAAAATCTAATCAACAAAGGATCTTGAGTGCCGTTTCCTTGTGTAGCAGAACTAGTTGCACCTAATCCATCGCAACCAAAGGCAATGACATGACGATCTTGGTCAGAAACCAAAACTTGTTTAGCTATGGTAGGCACACTTTTTTCTCCAGAATAAGTAGAAGTTGCACTTAATTCTACAGCCCTTCCAGACAAACCACTTGATTTATCCCAATAAAAAAGACCCCCATCTCTAGGATTTATAATTAAATCCTCACCAAAATTATCATGTGACCATGTTCTTATTTGAGCACCCGATACAGTAATTGCTGAAGCTTGACCCCATCCAACAAAATCATTGTCCGATGAAGCATTGCCCACGGCTAATCTTACAAGTGTATCATCATCATGTTCTGCTGCTGCTGTGCCACTATGTGCTCTAGTTACGGTCATAGTGTTGTCATCAGCAGTGTTAGAAACAAGCATTAATTCGTTGTCAACTAATATAACATCATTTGCTGTAGTCATTCCTGTTTCATCATCTACATCTACAGCAGTTTCACTGTCATCTAATGCTTCATTAAGTTGTGTTGCCAATGCTCCACTTGTTGTTCCACTCCATTGTCCCGCACCCCAACCAGTTCCACCAACAGTGGAATTTAAACCAGTGTTTATTTGATAAGCACCCACTGCACTTGAACCACCACTTCCTGTGTCAGACCCATTAGCTGCACTTGAAACTGTGATTGTATATTGATTTGAACTTATTAAACGTACAATTTTGTGTTCTGCATTTAATACAGATGCTGTAACTGTACCACCTAAACTATCTGCACCAGAAAAAGTTACAAAATCATTTTCATTAGCACCATGAGCTGAGTCTATAACAGTCACAGTTGTAGAACCATTTGTTGCAGAAAAAGTTACATCACCAGAACTTGTAGTTACTCTTAGAGGTGTAATGTCATTAAAAGTTGAACCTTCTTCAACATAATATTTAAGATGTGTACCAACACCTAAATAATCGGAACCATCTAAAGCCACCCAATTATGTAATCTTCTAGCACTGCCTTGATAAGTATTTGAATTGTGCTTTACCCAACCTCCTATTTTTTCTGGAAACCCACTACGAAATCTTATTTTATTGCCATCTACATAACCACCTTCGTTACTGTAAGAAGTGACATCTGCATTTATTCCGGGTTTAAATTTTAAAGCTGAGAAAGGCATTATGACACATCTCCCGTTCTTGTTCCATTAGCACTAAATGTAGTGTTTGAATTACCTACAAGATATTTACCCGCGGAACCCCCAGAACCCACAGAAGTAACACCACCACTGGAGCCATTACTACCAGCAGTTCCTAAATTTCCACCTGCTCCACCACTTGGTGCTCCACCTGACCCAGAACCACTACCACCATTTGTAGCTGATCCATCACTACCAGTACCTCCACCAGAACCATTACCTTGACCACCAGAACCGACAACTGTTCCAGCACCTCCACCGCCGCCGCCTCCACCGACAGTATCTGCTACACTACCAGCACCTCCACCGCCGCCTCCACCGGCAAGAGTGCCATTTGTGTTGTCAATTATTGTTGTCATTGTTGTTGTTAAAGCAGCTCCACCATCACCACCATTTCTGTTTGTTTTACCATCTGCGTTAGTGCTTCCTCCATTATTGCCATCATTATTGATTCCACCTCGACCTCCAGCACCTCTAATTGTTCCATTATTTGTTATATTTAAAACAGAACCCGTTGTTGCAAAACCTATTGTACCTGTTTGAAAAGCAGATGTAGTATAAGAAGTAGAACCCACAACAACACTATCATCAATTGTTAAATTAATAGTTACCCGTGACGAGCCATCATACCCATAATTACTGGTTATATAGCTTGATAAATTAAAATCGTTAGTGCTAGAACCTATTGAAAAAGTAATAACTAAGTCTCCACCACCACCAAAACCATGTACATTATAACCAAAACCTGTCATTACGCATCATTCTTCGCATCTGTTGTAAAAAATAATTTAATGCCTAAAAGTCTAGCATCACCACTTTGATTGTCTGCCGACACATCTCTCATAACTTGAAAGAAAACTAATTCATCTGTTGAAGGAGAACCAGCAATTGTAACATCACCACTTTCTGCTGAAACATCTATGTCATTTGAAGTTCCACTGTGAGCTTTTGCTGTAGCAACTACATTAGTTCCAAAAGCCGTGTTGCATGAATCGTCATCAGCAATTGCCACACCAGATAATCCCCAAGCCACTGTTCCAGCATTTGTACCTGTTACTGTAAAGAAAGCTTGAAAAGTTACTGTGCCTTCATCCCATGATTTAGGAAAAGCAACAGAAAATTGTGCGTTCTCATCAGAACTTGCATCAAAATCTAAAACTTTTATTTCTGGGCCGTTAGAAAGTTCTACTTGTGTTAAAGAAGAACATCCATTGGTTGTGTTTCCATACATTGCTGTTGCTGGAACCCAAATTGTTTCTTTACCTGCAACTTTAACGGCAGATCCACCAGATTGAACAACTCCAGTGCCATTAGGTGCTATGTTAATGTTACCATTTGAACCATCGGCAATAGTAATACTGCCAGAACTAGAACCAGAATTTGTATTTAAAATTAAATCACCTGTTCCCTGTGTCGTGATTGTAGCATTAGCGTTGTTATCTCCAACCATAACTGTATCTGCACCTAAGTTTACGTCACCTGTTCCATTTGGAATAATGTCTATGTTTGCATTTGAAGTAGATACAATATCATTACCATTTACATCTAAGTCTCCACCTAATTGTGGTGATGTGTTGTTAACTAATTCTGAAGAACCCTTCGCTACTTTAGCACCAGATCCACCACCATCAGCGTAAACCCAAGCCGATTCTCCATTTAAAATTGTTGCATTACCACCAGAACCTTGTGTTAAAATAACAGAATAAGGGCCAGAACTACCAGAGTCTGTTGTTGAATTAACTGCTAAATAAACTTTGTCTTGGTCATTTGGTGATATAGTTACAGTGTTGTTTGCACCTAATGCACCAGTAAAAACTAATACTTTGTAACCACCATCTGTTAATGTGCCGTCTGTTGTTGTTAACGTATGAGTGGTTCCAGAAAGGGATATAGATCCTACACCATTAACAGCTCTGTCAACAATATCAAGATTATTATTTGTTGTCGTTCCCCATGTTCCCGCTTGTTCACCAGAACCTATTTTTTCTACGCCTAAATTTGCTGTATATGTACTTGCCATTTCTTCACCCTACTTAGTTTATTACCTCACTCCATGTTTCATTATCTGACGGAGATATGCTACTCCATGATTCATCACCTGTAGGAGATATATTACTCCATGATTCGGTGTTTGTTGTTGATAGTATAACTTGCCAAGTCTCTCTTGTCACTAGCAATCCTAAATCAGATAATGTTGATTGTGAAAATGCTGTTTCTGAAAAAGAAGAGGCTACATCAGAAGATGTTAACGCTGTACTGCTTTCATCTTTTAAAGCATCTGATAGTGAAGTCCACGATTCATTAGAAGTAGGAGATATTTGAAACCAAAACTCTCTTTTTATTATGTTTAAATCTGAAAAACCTCGTTCAGATAACGTAAACTCACTTAAAGTCATTAACTCTCCTCTGGGAAGTCGTACATAGGTGGATTACCAGTAACTTTCCCATCACTATCAACTGGTGCATCAAACAATGCTTTAAACTCTGTCATGTTTGAACAATCATTAATCTTAGTTTCTATAGTATTACAAGCTGTTCTAACTTTATCTCTGTATGTTGTTGTTGCAGAAGCTATTGATGTTCCTTTTTCAGACTTTCTGGTAACTTCCCAATCTGTTTTAGATAACAAGCTGTTTGTTGTTTCTTTTGTTTGCCTAACCCACATAGTTTTAAGACCATCTCTCGTAACTTGGTTACCATCAGCATCTTTAATTTTATTCCCATCTACATCAGTTGCGTCTATATCAGCTAAAGATTTTTCTATTAAACTGCCATCAGCTTTTCTACCTGAATAAAATCTATCGTCATGGGGTGCAACGTCATCTGTCCAAGTTAAACCTGCTGTTTTCTTTTGGTCATCAGTCCATACTGCCCAGTTTGAAGGGTGGCGAATTTTATTATCATCTACCCAACTTCTTCCTGTATTTATATGTGTACCATCACTTTTTTTCCAAACCATTATGTTCTCCCATTACTATGCTTAAAGGGCAGAGATGCAAATGCCATATAGATATGAGTTTCTCCGCTTGTATTAGTGTGTGCTGATGAAGTCCTGCATTTAAAACCTGATGATAAAAAATCTATATCAAAACTACTTGATGTATCTTCAGCACTAGTGCTATTTGCTAATAAAGTTTTAGTAGCAGGATTATATGTATCTCTTGCAGAATCTTTTATCACCCAATGTCTACCATCAGCAAGACTTCGTATCATGACAAATTTGGGGGAAAATCCAGTGTAGACAAAGGTCCCATCCGCATTACCGTTTCCCTTGTAAAATCCATGTTTACTAAATCCGTCAACTGAATGAAAACAATAAGCCATGTGAGTATCACCACTTTCATTTGTACCATCTGTATCGCCAACTGAAAATACAGTTGATGTAGGTGCAGTTGCGTTCCACGCTCTTGTATTATCTGAACCGTCTTTATAAACGGCTATAGTTAAGTTTAAATATAATTCATATTGTTCAGGATTTGCTGTGGCAGAAAATTCAGAATAAGTATACCAATGGTCTGAGTCACTTCTACTCTTAGTTATAATTAATTGGGGTTTTGATGATAAACCATGTGCTATTGTGCCATCACTTCCAGTGCCAGTATAAGTAACAATACTAAACCCTGCATCGGTGTTTGCTTTGTAAGTGCTATCAATTGAACCAACACCAGTAGAACTTGCATCATTAGTAGTTGATGCTCCACCTTTCCAATGCCATCCCACATAATTATCACTACCTTCATTTACATATTCAGCAGTTGAACTACCATGTGATACTGTAAAACTACCTGATGCAAAAGCACTTAAAAAACCATTTCCTGCGTGTGCCATATCACCATGCCCTTCACTATATTCAGTAGCCGTATCTAATGTTTTGGCAGCACCAGTTCCACTTACAGAATCGTGGATTACATAATGTCTGGCATCAGTTCTATTTCTTATCCATGTAAAATCAGCTTGAAAATTAGTTGTGATTGCTCTTGTAGATGCGTCATCACCTACCCAAGTAGCTGTATCAAAATGGTCATCAGCTTGGTCTGAAGCACTAGGACCAATGGTATAGTCGGGTAAATTTCTAGAACAAACTGCTAAAAACCCCGAAGGAACAGCTCCATAAAAATTGCCTATATCGTTCCCATCTGAGTTTCCTTGAGCAGTGACGTACCCTGAGAATGTACCATCCTGACCAAAATTAAATATAAGACTATCACTAGATGATTGAAGAATACCACAAGCAAATTGTTTTACAGCCGTATCTAAAATTCCTACATAACCAGTACCTCCCGCAGGGTTTCCACTATTAAACCATGCTTGAGCATCACTACTATCCCTATTAATTACACCATACCAAGCATATCCAGTATCAGCATCGTAGGCAATCTGTATTATATCCCCTGCATCTGCTACTACATCTGAACCCCCACCAGTATATCCTATGGTAGTTTCGGTTGAAGCATTACCCCCTTTAGCAGTGTTCCAATCATCATCACCTGTATTTACTCCTGCTAAGTCACCTTCTTGATCAAATCCACTTACACCAACTGTCCATATACTTCCGTATCTATCCATGCGATAATTTTCACCAACAATACCCACAGAAGTTCTACCTACACCTGTAAGACCATTAACATAAGCTTCAAAATATACCTTTCCCTTCAACTCCATAGTAGAAGCACAAGTAGCATAAGTTGCTGCACCTGCACTTCCAGTTCCAGTTACATTTAAGTTTCCCTCACTATAAACAAGAGCCGCATATGATTTCTGTAAACTATTCATTGTAGCAAAGTTATTTGTTGGGTTGTCTAATGTTCTATCAGCAGCCACAAAATTACTTGTTGACCAATCATTGTTATTTCCTGATACATCATTACCTAATGCACTTGAATCAGCAAAATCTAAATGCCAACCAGTAGTTCCGTAACTTACATCTGGCTCAATAGGAATCCAAACTCCCTCTTTAAACTCTCCAAAATCAGAAGCTGCATAAGCCTGAGCATCACAAAAGTGCATTTCTGAAAAATAAGCATATGTAGGATAACGAGTTCTTACTGCTTCTTGAAATAACACTTGTCCTAAACTACTGTTGATGTACCCAGTTGAACTGTCTTGAGCAACATAAGTTGAAGATGAAAAATTTGTAACGAGTGTTCCGTTTAGATAATACTTAAGTCTATTAGTGTCTGTACTCTGGGCTGTATCTTTTACGACTACGAGGTGTGTCCAATTTCCGTTATCTCGTATTCTATCCCTAGATTGCAAATTAAAATCTAATGTGCCACTTCGGTATTGATAATGATAAATTATTCCATCACTTAAAGCCAAATATTCAATATCAGCACCACCTGCATGACCACTTCCTGCTGAGGACCATATCTCCCCAAACCAAGTTGGGCCTCTTGGTTTTATCCAACATGAAAATGTCCATTTCTTTACATCACCTGATTCACTACGACTCATATATTCGCCACCATTGGTGCGAACAGAGTAATTTAAATCATGCCCATAAAATGAAGATGCTCCACCAGCATTAGCTAACCACCATGAATTTGATGCAACCATTTATTATGCCTCTGCAAATGCTAATTGTGCTGCACCTAAGTGAATCTTGCCATCTGCCTG